CCTAAATTACAGATTCCGACGCCCCTTTTTGTAGAACCTGGTCAGAGACCCTTGTGGTCGTAGTCATACAGGGTTATTTTGTGTGAAAAAACACAAGGAGGGAGGGGGCACGGGGGAACCGTATGTTGACTGTATTATTGAGACACCTAAATTACAGATTCCGACGCCCCTTTTTGTAGAACCTGGTCAGAGACCCTTGTGGTCGTAGTCATACAGGATTATTTTGATTTGTCATACAGGATTATCCTGTATGACAAAAGCACAAGGAGGGAGGGGGCACGGGGGAATCCACTCTGGTCATAGTCATACAGGATTATTTTGTGCGACAAATCAAAATATAACAAAAATAACCCTGTAGGACAACCTTCACGATAAAATTGAAGATATACGAATTCGATTGTGTATACATACAACACGTACTTACATACTTACATACTTGTATAGAATGTTGAATATATCCCCTGTTGAACTGAATTTTAAACGTCTGCGCATTGAAAGACAAATGCAAAATAACCAAGCAGTTTTCGATGCAATTGGAAGTTGCGATATAAAACTTATTTATAAACATTCGAATGAAAAAGAAATTGTCCGTGTATTAGAAGAAACTGAATTAACCATTGAAAACCTCATTCACCATTGTGCACAAGACAATATTACAAAACGCATTTTGGCCGGAAGGTTTAGTAAGAAAGCCAGTCGTCAAGGCACTAATGACGAGTATCTTCAAATCAGTATTTGCGCAAATATTGGCAAGCACTTCAATATTCGCATTGAAAATCTACCGAATGATGCATACCGACCCACAAAATTGGGCGAGATTTTGTCCAAAACGGAAATCAAACAGCGTAATGTATGCAAATCTGAATGTCTGAAATCATTCGATGGGAAAATATCCGGACAAATGGAAGGCTGGATATTTGCCAAAGTTGTGTTTGAATCAGGTGGACACCAAGACAATGTGTTTGAAGAAGCGGATTGTCTGTGTAATTGGGTGAAAATGTATCAACGTCCGGAATACTATGTGTTGCTAATCGATACCGATTTGATTAAAAAATACACGATATTAAAGGAAAAATATAACGACATAAGAAACATCCTAATTACAAATCATCTGGAATTCCAACAGTACATATTGGATAATTACGGAACATCTGTTGGCGAAATTGTAAGCAACAAATAACCGCATATTTCGAATGCCAGTTCAAATGAAATCCGTTTTCTCGCAATTGTATTACTATCCCGATAGTTTGTCAAAAACAGCGAATTGTATTTCGCACGTTGTGTTTCAATATAGAGATTAAACGCATCCACCAATTCTCTCTGTTTCTCGTGTGATAAAACAGGTGTTATTACTAGGGATGCATAACTTCTTACCGATAAATTTGCAGTATCATCAATTACGCGATCTTCTTTTTTATGCACCATTTTCAATTGCAATTTATTGGTGATGCTGTCATCAATCGTTTTTAGTACAATGTTTGTGCAATTTTCATTATTGGTTTTTTTCGTAGCCCGTTCTATTTTATATGCCGGATTCTTTGGCAAATTATATATTTCGCCGCCAATCGTGTAATTATTTGCAGCATTGAAAACAATACAGTCTAATTTCTGGTTGGTTGGATATACCGTACATTGTATTTCCGGATATTCTACCGAAGCGATTCGTTTTTGAAATTGTATACTACAGACCGAACAACTTGTATCGTCAAACACAGATTCCTCGAATATATTGACAATTTCTATGTTATATTTATCGAAAAACCGTTTTCGCAATTCCACGTCTTTTTTCCGGATAGAACTAACGAAATTCAACGGGATGATAATGATCCCACCATTACATTCACTCTGTATGACATTCACTAGGAAGCATTTGTATAAATCATTGCAATCGTATTTATCATACAACTCCTTTTCTGTATTTTTATTTCTCGCCAAATAGGGGGGATTTGTTAATATAAATTTGTTATTATAATCGGGAGGGTCATACAGAGTATCTCTGAGTACAATCCAGTTGTGTTTGGGATCTATATCATAACATTCGATGGTATATTCATTCGGCGTTTTTATGAACTTGAGAAGGTCGCCGTTTCCGGCAAATGGTTCTATAATATGTTTCGCAGTTTCGGGTATATACATATCTTTCAGTATATACTCATAATTGGTTGTATAAAATTGCCCTAATTGCGATTTGCGATTTGTCATACAGGGTTATTTTGTGTTAATGTGGATATGGTTATGGTTATATTGTATATTTATTTTTATATTCAATTTTATTGGATTATGGGTTATGTGAACTTAACAATAATACTAACATTCTCCTTTTTGATACATTTGCACGCGGATATCGACAATTCCTCCCGTTTTTTCCGGGTTTTGCTATCATTGTCCGAAATATTGGCGTGTTTTTTCTTGGACGTGCTATTACGCGCATTCATATCCTCTTCAATGGCCTCATAATTGGCATAAATGAAATCGATAATCTTGTTCTCGATGGCCCACTTGAAAAAATTGAGCTGGCCAATGGTCGTCTCCATATACTTGTCCTGGTCATACGGAATGGTGATGCGTTCCCAACGGCAAAAAGGGTCGAATTTCTTTTTACTATAGGCCTTCAGTTTCAACTTGTAATCGTTATGGACTTTGAACCGTATCATATCGCCCGTCTCTGAAAGGAGATTGGGAATTTCGTATATGGTATAATACTTTTTTGCGTAGTTGGTCACAAACCAATCCACGATTCTCAGAGAAATCTTGGATTCGCCATTAATGATATTCATCATATGATCGAGGTGTTTGCGGTCCTGGTAAAATTTCAACAGATTGTCCAACAAAAGTTGGCTTTTTGTCAAACAGTGTATTTGTGGATGTTGGGTAGTTATGGTTGTCGTTGTCATATGTATGTGGGGGTTGTGGGATTGTTTTTATGTGGATTTTAGGGGGGATTTGTTTGTTGTGTTGTTGGGGGTGTTGTTGGCGGTTGATTTTGCTGTATTTTTTTCCTACGGTATTCTGCCATTTTCTGTGCCTGCATTTTTTTGTATTCTTCTTCTCCGTATTTCTCTTTGAGTTTTTCAATCCGTGTTTGTTTTCGAAGATTGGCCTGTTTTTTTATTTCTTTTCTCGAAGCTTCTCTTTGTATAATCGAACACGTATTCGGGGTGGAATGATTGTCGGATTCTTCTGTAATTGTAATGGTTATATTTTCGGACAATAGTTCTTGTGGTGGGTCTTGCTCAATGGTAGGAATCGCTGGTGGGTCTTCGTGAATCACCAATTGTATATTTTCGATGGGCGTATTCATAATTCGGTAATTATGAATTTGCCTACACTTGTTTATAAAATCCGTATACGAATATGTATATTTCATAAAATTGCATTCTCTGCAACATGACCGGACATTTTCAACTGTATATCCTATAGAATTATCGTATCTGTCCAGACCATTCATATGGTCCGGGGTTGTCGGTTTTCCGCAAATATAACAGTTTTTGTCGGTTTCTTGTTCGAATTCTTTTGGTGTAAGTGTAAATTCATAGCCTCTTTGTTTGGCCGATTTCTTGTAAATACCATAATGATATTCGGGTATTTTGTAGTTGGCAAACAATTCGGGATACTTGGTCTCCACACAATCCGTATCAAAGTATTTGACAATATGTTCCACTCGACGTAGAAATACAGAAACGGACAATGAGAGTTTCATATGATTACAAACAATACAACAACTGACGCAATTATCAAAGACATATCCTACAGAATTATCTTTTCTGTCAATACCAAATTTATACAAGGTTTCTTCTACTTGTGTATATGTATTTTCAACAATAGAAACCTCTCCGCAATAATAACAGTTGTTTTTTATTACACTTTCATATTGCTCAATGGAAAGTTGAAAGTCAATACCTCTTTGTCTTGCATCTTTGATTCCTCTATTGTATTTGATATGTAAGGTTTGTTCGCGTATTCTGGATAATTCTAATCTGCGTTCTTTGTCACGATTTGCATCCTGCTTTTTATTCGCATCTCTGCACTGTTTACACGTTTTTGTCAGCCCGTGTTGTCCAATAAATTCATTTGCGTTTTTTTCTATGCAACAAACAGTGCATTTTTTGGTTGTTTTATCCGTGGATTCAAATAAAGTGGATTCTTGTATTGCGATATTGCGTCTTATACTATCCTTTGTGCGTTCATTTGCCCGACAGGGTTCGCATTTTGAGAATGAGTAATCTTCTGGTAATTGTGCTCTACATCCGCGAATATGATTATAACACGTTTTCAAATTCGCTTCTTTGGTTTCATCCAAAAACACTTGTAATTGATGTTTATGACAATACTTGTTTTCTTTGGACCGTTTGAAAATACATCCTTCTTTTTCACATTTCACTACGGCTTCTTTTTGTATTTTGCGAACATTTGCAGCGCGTTCTTTGCATACATTACATATTTTTCCGTTTGGCAAATAAAAGGTTTTATGACATGTGCTACAGGGCGTTAAATTCTCCATCATATCGGGCGTGTATTCTGATTGGTATTGATGAATATTGCAGAGCTTGTTGGGATTTGTGGTGTAAAAATGACATTGACGCATATTGCGGGATTTTGAAATACATTTTTCTTGGGACATTTGTAGGCGGGGTGGGGTATGTATATCTCAAATGACATGCTTTTCATTTCAATTTTATTTTGTGTGGCAAATGTAATTCATCCTTGTAATTTTATATTTTATGACTGATAAAATATAATTTTGTTGACATTTGATTTTTTTTGCTGCGATTATGCAGGCAAATTAATTGCTATAGGCTATTCCAGCCATTCCACTCATCACGCGCAGGACATTGTAATTAACAGCATACACACGGACTTTAGCAGTGGCAGTTCCAGAAACAGTTCCGGCAGAAAGGACAAGCTGAAGGACGGCATTGTCGATTCTGGAGAAGTTGCAAGATCCAGAAGGCTGGTGCTCCTCAGGGCGGAGAGCAAACGAGTAAACGTTGATACCAGTATCCGGGTTGCGGGTGTGGTGCTGGAAGGGCTGGACGACGTCGAAGTAGCTTCCTTCACGCTCAGAGAATCGGTCCTGTCCGTTAAGCTGGAGCTTAGCGGTGACGACCGGGTTCTCACCCCAACAGTGGAGGCCAAGAGCGGTCTCGGCAAGAACGAATGTTCCGGCATCGGAGACGGTGGATCCGGTTCCGTTAACACCAGCGGTCTGGTTAGGATCGAATGGGAGGTAGCTGGACTGGTTGTACCATTCCTGGGCGGTAGGGATACCAGCAGCACCGGCGACATCGGCAGCACCAGCCATCTGGAAAAGACCAGAGGCATTGATGAATGCAGTGGAACCGGCGGTCTCGGCAGGTCCACCGAAGGCGTGGACGGCAGAAGGAAGGGCATCGATGGCATCGGTGTAGTTGAAGGCCTGAGCTCCAAGAGTGCTGAAAAGGATGTTTCCGGCAGTAAGGGAGGAACAGTAGTCAACGTTGGCATCAGGCTGAACAACCCAGATGAGCTCCTTGCAAGGGTGGTTGAAGTTGAGCTTGATCTTGTTGGAAGAAGATCCGACAGATTCATCACCAGTGAACTGGAGTTGCTCAATGAGGTATTCGTGGGGGTTCTGTGCCATCTTGCGTCTCTCGTCAGTATCCAAGAAGATGTAGTCAATGTAGAGAGAGGCAGCGACAAGGGATTGCTGGTAGGCAAGAGTAACCGATTGGGTTCCAGTGCTGGCACCAAGGGAGGCGACAGCCCAGAGACACTCACCGAGAGGTCGGATATCAAGGTTGATCTTAACTTCGTGGTACTGGAGGGCAATCAGAGGAAGAGCCAATCCAGGGTTGCGGTTGAACCAGAAGAGAAGAGGAATGTAGAGAGTGGTCTCAGGAAGGGCATTGCGAGGAGCACAAACCTGGGCAGGTCCTCCAGAAGCAGCGCAAGGTCCAGAGACGGCAGCGAAGGTAGGATCAGTAATGTAGGTAAGTTGAGTGGTGTGTCCAATCATCTTGTAGTATCCCTTCTCCTGCTCGGAAGAAAGAGTAAGCTGGTTCCAGATGTGCATCCAATCACCATACTGACGGTCGATTCTCTGACCACCGATTTCAACCTCAACTTGGGCGATGAGTTGCTCACCAATGTAGTCCAACCAACGGGCATAAACACCGTTTCCGACGACACCGGCACCATTGTTGGCCATAGACTGGTTGATCTCAGGAAGAGTGACCTGGAGGTAGGTGCGGTAAGCCAAATCACCATTACGTGAGATGGTGCAGGTAACACGGCGACCGAAATCGGCCTGTCCGGAGAATGTCTGCTCGATGGATTCCATGGCGAAGTTGGTGTGTCTGCGGTAAGAAACCTTCCAGAAAGTGATCTCAGGAGTTCCAGTAAGGAAAACGTCTTGTGCGCCGTAGGCGACGAGTTGCATCAAAGCTCCACCCATTTTGATATATTATGTCTAAATATTTTATTTTGGGGAAAATAGAATTAATTGCCAAAATTCACGGATTTTTTGATTTATGCAGTAATGATACAAGAATTATAATAAAATAATATTAGCATATATGGTTATAAAATATTGCGATCTTAAAAATAAATGAATAATAAATAAATAAAAATACCTGTATGAAATAACAAAGGTAGTCTTCTCTGAATTTTTTGTGGGTTTGTCCTACAGGGTTATTTGATTGTTTAACCATCGATCATTTTATTTGTCTCTATGAATTTTTCTAAATAGTCGGTTTGGAAAACCTCTTTGCGGTTCTCGTGTTTTTTAGTGAAAATATAGGCGTCTTTGTATTTTCGGATGGTCCAGCCATTTTCAAGAGTGTTGTATAGGAATACCATTTTTTGGAGGGTTTTTTTTGTGGGTTGTTCAGGAGAAGAATCCATTATATTATTGTCATAAATGTATTGTGTCATATGAACCTAGTGTGTGCGTGTGTGGATGGATATATCATTATATTTGGGTGGATAATGATATAATTTGTATAGTTTGTAGAGCATTTAACGTCTTCTTTTGGAATATTTGGAAGAACGTTTGTTTTTGCGGCGAGTTCTGCGGCCTCCGCCGCTGTTTGCATCAAAACCATCATTTGCGGTCGCTGTGAATTCTGTGCTGAAATCAGGTTCGGGTTCTTTGTCGGATTCTTTGGGTGTTTTTTTGAACATTGATGACATATTAATTGATGGCATATTAATTGATGGCATATTAATTGATGGCATTGTCATCTTAGGCATCTGCGGTAAATAGGATTTTTTTTCACCCTTTTTGACTTTTTCTGGTTTGTCATTGACTAATTCTGTTTTCTCATTGACTAATTCTGTTTTGTCATTGACTTTGTCATTGACTTCTGGTTCGTCATCGACGACTAATTTTGGTGGTTGTTCTTGTTCGTCATTGTTTGTACCAACAATAGAAGGAATACCAACTATCTCATCTTTATACTCATTGCCATCAACAAAAAATGTTTTACCATCATACATATATGTTTTACCATCAACTGTTAAATCTTTGTTATGAAGAGATTTAGTTTCTATCAAGTATTTATAATCATCAGAATTTGGAATTATACCTTTCTTATGATAGGTTGTATGGTTATATTTAAGATTGTCTTTATGATTGTCATAATCATATTCATTATCGCTATTCGGTTGAAATACCTCATTACCTTCATCACCCCAACCCATACCACCTTTAGTAGTTATTTGTTTGAATTTAAAATTTGAATAATCGTAATTAAATAATGGCTTAACAATTTCTTGATGTATTTTTTTATCATTACCAATATAATATCTACACGCTAATGTAGTTGTTCTTAAAGATATCAAATTTTTCAAACCTGGTTTTAAATAAAGATATGTTCCAAAGATAGACAAATTACCAGCTGGTGTAATAAATACCAAATAATCTGCGCTTTCTACATTATCTTTAACGTCGAACCCCGCAGCAGTTTTATAAGAAACTGCATTCATATTTGAATTATTTAGAATTTCATTTTTTAGTTTTATTGTTCCAACAGGTATAAGATCTTTATATTGTTTACCATAGGATTTTATTTCTATTTTACTACTTGAGAATGTATCATACTCATTTTTAGTATAATGTATTAATTTAAATTCCGCATCCTTATAATAACCAAATTTTAATTCTTTAAATTCTTGATGAATCTTTTCCACAAATGTATCTAATTGATTAGAATCTTCTTTAATTATTCTTTCAATTATGCGATGTACAATATCAGTTTTCACTTGTTTAGTAAGGATTCTAGAATCTTTCACATTGAATTGTTCTTCAATATGTTTTTTAATATATTTTTTATTTTCTTCTGGCATTTTTTGTATATCGGCTATTGTATCGTTTTCTTTCTGTTTATAACCTTTAACTTGTAAAATGTTTTCATCATATACTTGAATTGCCTTTTTAATATGTTGCATAAAATAATGTATTATAGTTGATTTCAATGCATTTGTTAAATCTTTATTTAAAGTTGCGTCATCTACAACTTCTTTATTTATGCTTAAATATATTTTAATAAAATTGTTCACACTCTGAATTAAACGATTATTATCTTTATTATCTTTATTATCTTCATTATATTCAACATTTTTTAATTCTGTTTCATTAATTTTAGATATAGATAATTTTTCTGCTAAAGTAAAATTATGTAATTCTGCAGGTTCTATAATTAAATTTCCAGTTTTATCAAAATTAATTCCTTTATTTATTTTCTCATTATCGCTAATTAAGTTATATAAATCAAATTCTATATTTTTATCATTTAATTCGGCAAAAAAACAATTATCTTTATCAATTCTATCGAAGTATATAAAATCAGAAGCAGAAAGCATTGTTTTTGCATGCTCCTCTGAAATTACTGTACTGCGTTCTAAAAGTTTTACATGAATTGGTTTATCATTTTGATCTACACCACCATCGTTATTATCACCAGATAAATACGCTTTTAATGTTTTTTTTTCATCTGATATCTTTTTTAATATTATGTTTATATCTGGTATTTTTTTTATCTCTACTCTTTCTGTACTATAAGTACTACTTAAATGTATACCACTACTACTAGTTTTATTATTCGGAGAAAATATACCAACTATCCATAAGTAATGATAAAGTTTTTTACCTATTTGATCAAAAGGCATATCTTGATCACTAGTATCTTCATAATACTTACATACAAATATACCAGTTTTATCTATCTTTGGAATTTTTGTTAAACATTTACCATTTGGACATTCATTACTACCACCAGTAATTTTCATTATATAATATATAATAATATAATATATAATGGAACCACCCCCAATTGAACAAGAAAATAATTCAGAAGTTCCACAAAAACAAACACGTAAATATATTCATCATCACCGCTCATCTAAAAAGAAGAGGTGTTCCATACCACATAAAATAAATGATTTAGGTAAAAAACTCGAGAGATTTTCAAAAATTATGCTAAAGAAGTTAGAATCGTACAAAGAAGATATCATTGATACTATTGAATCGAATATGTCAAAAAGTGAATCTTCCATATCAGAGGAACCTGAATCAGAAGTTCAATCAGTAGAAGAAAACCAAGAAACTGCAGAAGTACCAGAAGAAATGCAACCTCAGACCGATATAGAACCAGAAACGGAAACAGAACCAGAACCAGAGCAAGAAACAGAGCCAGAGCAAGAGCCAGAGCAAGAACCAGAGGTGGAACCAACTGCGGAACCAAATGCAGAACCAACTGCGGAACCAAATGCAGAACCAACTGCGGAACCAAATGCAGAACCAACTGCAGAACCAACAGTGGAACCAACAGCGGAACCAACTGCAGAACCAACTGCAGAACCAACTGCAGAACCAAATGCAGAACCACAACCTCAACCAGAAATCGAAAAACCCGAAGACGCTGCCCCTGCAACCACCCCACCTCCTCAAAAAGGAATCATCGAAACCATAACCGGAATGTTTAAACCAAAAACACCCGAAGAAAAAGAAGCAGAAGCGAAAACGGGCGGAAAACGTCGACGCAAATCCAGGCGCAGATCAGGTCGTTCTAGTCGCCGACGCAGAAGTCGCGCAAGACGTTAAACATCGTGTATTGTCCTACAGGTTATTTCTTCAATGGTCGGATACGCCATCATATTCATTTTGTATTTGCATCATAATGCAAATACAAAATAAACCTGTAGGACAACTGCGCCGTTATACTGTAGCAAAAAACTCCCAATCTAGTTCCATACAGACCTTCTTCCATATCATATCCTGTTCCAGCTGTTTCTCGCGGTCTTTCATCATCGGTATATAGGGCAAATATTGCACTTGGTCCAACAGGACACATAATTGATACAGCGTATAGGTATAATTGAAAAAGTTCGTCCGATTGGCTGGGCAATGAATCGCCCACGGTTTCTGTATCTCGATAAAGAGCACACACAACGTCTCGTGCAACTCCTCGTTCATAATCGGCGGTTTAATCCCGAAGATCGAATTGATATACTGGATATGTTCGAAATATTTGTTCAGCCCCAGTTTCCGTAATATCTCCCGCATTTTGTTATAATCGATTTCTCGATAATCTTGAATCCGTTCTTTCTTGATTCTCTGACGAATTTGTTCGATAACTTCTTTTGGAATCTGCGTCGTTTCTTTCGCCTGGAATTGCGACAAGATCTCTTTGAAATGGTTCAACCGGATATAGGCCGTGTAGGATACTTCGTTCGGCGGTTCTTTATTATTCGGTTTCGCATTATCCACGATATAAGATATGAATCTCCCGCATTTATTATTATTACAAATTAAAATCCCCTCCTCTTCTTGTGGAATCATTTCGCCGTGTCGGCAAAATTCGCAAACGCTGGATTGTGAAACGAAATCTTGGATATTCAGCACGTCTTGATTCACGTTTTTCCAGTACATTTGGTAGAGTTTTTTCGATTGGTTATATTTGTCGCTTTTCAAATCGCCCGATGTTTCGTTTGTCGACTTGATTTTGAAAAACGAGTTCAAAATATTCACTTGTGGATTGGTCCCATTCGAAATATCCTTTTTCTGTTCGAAATACTGGAAAATGTATTTCGAGTTGTCCAACAGGTAATTCTTGCGTTGGGATTTCAGATGGCGGATTTCTTTCGAGACGGCGCGGATTTCGTCGCGGATGTTCATATACTCGTCGATTTGTTTTTGTTTTGAAAGTTTCACTAGTCGCAGTTTCAAATGGTGTTTTTGGTCCAATAGTTTGGGTACAAGTTCGGTCTCGATTTCGTGAAAATAATTGAGCATTTCGGTATGTTTTTCATCGATGGTATTGGACGTAGTCGTTTTCGGTTTTTGCATTTGTCATATAGTAGATAGATGTATATGACAATCCGGGTTTATATTGGTTTTTCTCTGAAACATTCGGTTTATACCATTTGAAAGGTACGTGTTTTTAACGGGGGAATCCGACAAGGTTGGCACCAATACCGAAACCGGCACCTCCTCTGGCAGAACTGGCCATGGATGGGATAAAGACATCAAGAACGCTAAAGGTAGCGGCGGCAGTAAGACCGATGATAACGACTTCCTCCAAATTCAGGCGGTGCTTAGGGATGGAGTACGCGGCAATGGCGACCATAATACCCTCGACGATGTACTTGATAGCTCTCTTGATGAGTTCTCCGAAATCAAACATATTGCTCATGTTATATATTATACTACAATAAAAAAAATGGGATGAATCAAAAATAATAATCGTCGAAAATCACTTAAATATATTCGCCTAAATCTTTTATAACCAACCCCGCGATATGTCATCTTTTGAAAGAAAAACTCTCCCCGATGGAAAAGAAAACCCTAAATATATTGATTTATGCGACGAGGATGTACCCATTGCCGGACAGAAATTCGCCTGTTTGTCCTTCGTTTCTCCTGAACGTATCCTAAAGAAACGCGAATTATTCCTGTTTGAGAACTTTGTTAAACAGTGGGATTTTACTAAATCCATCGACAAATTTACGGGATTCTTGCAATTCCTGTCTTTCAAATATTCTCTCAATGTGGAAGAGATTATGGCCGATTTCGTGGATTTTGCCAAAGAAGAAGATGCTAAATTAAAGGAGGTCGACGTTTCGGACGATTACAAGACATTTTTGGACAAACAGGAGGAACGATTAACCGCTATTTTCCAGAAGGAGAATGGATTCCAGACATCCGTACGTGGTCTGAAAGTCCGCGGCGTTTTCCCAACGCAAGAGGAGGCCGAATTGAAATGCAAGAAACTACGCGAGAGCGATCCCAATCACGATATTTATGTAGGACCAGTCGGTATTTGGATTCCGTGGGATCCAGATGCGTATAAAACGGGGCGCGTCGAGTTCATGGAGGAGGAGTTGAACCAGTTGCACAACGAGAAAATCAAGAACGAGATTAAAGCGAAGGAGGATTTCGACGCACGTGTTCGCGAGGCGAAAAAGAAGGCGATTGAAGAGAATATTGCCAATGCGAAGAAATCGGGTAATGTATTAACACAGACCATCGATGAAGAGGGTAATCTAGTGGGTGTCAAACAGACGGTTGATTTCGAGAGTCGCGAGGTCGCCGACAAGGATACCACGGAGGCCAATCGCGAAATTGCCGAAACCATTTTGGGGAATGCATCCATTACAGAGACCACCAATGCTGCGGACGACGAGTCCAAGATATCGTTCGATATTTAGAACCATTGAAGAATACAAATGGGACAATTGTATTCAGCACTGGTATAGAACGCAAACAAACACAAAATAACCCTGTAGGACAAATCAAAAATAATCACTTTATGACATATCGTAATATTTCATAAAACCCATTCATAACTAACCTACCATTTGGTCTTTTTGACATTGATCTGCTGTGTCTTTTTCCGGCCTTTATTGGGATCATATGCATCTTCGTCTTCTTCTGTCATACTTTTCGAAATTTCCCAGAATTCTTTGGACCCCAGACGGAAATCGGGGCGTTGTTCCGCTTTATACCAAAAGATCTGGTCGTTCAATTTGTTCGATTTCGAATTATTGTTTATGACCAAACACTCGAAATTCTCCGTCGTCTGGTCCATAACTGAATTGAAACTCTCGAATGTCGGAAACATGGACGCGTAATTTTCCCAAATACGTTTGCGGTTGGTCATATAGGGTTCGCGCAATATAAACACGTAATCGATATTTGTACGCAGATTCGGCGGAATACCCAGAGGATATTGCATGGTAATTATGAGCATTACTTTCCAATGTCGCCCGTTCATAAAGAGCATTCGCATCAGCTTGTCTTTGGTCCACGTTTGGTCATACAGGCAATCATCGAGTATGACAAACGCACGGGGGTCGATGCTCGATTTCCGGAACTGTTCCATTTCCTGATTCACCTGTTTCAATACCGTTTTCTGACGTCGCAAAATATTCTCGATGAGAATCGAATTGTATTCCTCGTGGATAAAGAGTTTGGGCACGTGTTTGGCGTAAAACCCGTTTCCGGCTTCTGTTCCGGATATAACCGTTCCTATAGGGACATCTTGGTGGTGATACAATAGGTCGCGCACCAAATACGATTTACCTGTATCACGACGTCCAATCATTACGATGACGGGACCCTTGTTTTCATCGGGTCGAAAAGTTATGGAACGCATATCGAATTTTTTGAGTTCTAATGTCATTTTGCTGTGTAGGGGTGTTGTGAATTTATATTATATTTTAATCCGATTAAATATAATACTAATAAACTCAGGACGGACGGGGTAAGAGCCCGCGCCCGACCCCGACCCCGCCCCTCCTAAATAGATCGGTATGATTATCTATTGTCATACAGGTTATTTTTGTCATACGAACTTGTGTACATAGACACGTTCAACCGTCCCGAATATTATGTTATTTGTCTATTATATTAACCCGCGATAACCTGTATGACATCCACAAGTCCTAAATTCAAAATCGATTATTGTAAAAAAACTCCGAAAGATTTAGAGTCTTTAGTCGAAGATTGCAAAAGCATTGGCATCTCTGAACTCCAACAATACAACCCCCTGTATGACGACTTTTTCGTGTTAACCGGTGATAACTATAATACGATTTCACTCAATCATCCATATCACGCAGTGAATACGAACCAGGTTATTCATATAGCGACAAAAGAGGAGAAGGCCGTCCCCGTACATTTCAAATTCTCGCCCCTGTTGGACCCGATACGCTATTTGATCGGGAAATACGATGTGAAAGACGCCCGCGTTCGGACTTTGCCTAAATACGGATCCAAAGAGGCGTCTATTGACAAATTAACAAAACCGAATAATGCTTCGTACATCGACAATTTCTTTTGTTATTTGAGTAGCCAGGTATTGAATGTCCACGGTGTTAAACACGGGATCAATTATTACGGGTCCTATTTGGGCATACAGGAAAATTACAAGATCGATATTGTAGAAGACGTCGATTATTTGAACCAGTCGCGGTTTTTCACGGATAACAAAGGAATCCTGTATGACATTGACGCGACGGGGTTTCCGGATAATTATGGTTCCCGTGGGAATAAACATAAATTGCAAATCAGTACGTCGGAAGACGACGAAATTTTGCTAGATTTCGAGGATGTAGGTATCGAAACCGTAGAAGGTATCTCGAGTATCTCTGATACGTATCCTACAGGTAATATTGATGGTGGACTGGGAGTTGTACAATTGGATGAATTGGAGAATGTGTATGACAAACCGCGTGATTCTCGTGCAAATTCGGAGGATGATTCGGAACGGTCGTCGAATAATAGTGATGTTAATTATAGCACGGACGAGGACGACGAGGACGAGGATGCCGGGTCTGGGTCTGGGTCCGAATCTGGGTCCGGGTCCGGCTCTGAACACGATTCCGATTTCGAAGATATGGATACGGAAGACGAGGACGAGGACGAGGACGAAGAATCCCTCTATGCCTATATCAAAAACTTTCCAGTACAAATGATTTGTCTCGAAAAATGTCAGGGAACACTAGACGAACTCTTTATCCATAAAAAGATGGACCCACAAACTGCCGCCAGTGCTTTTATGCAAGTTATTATGTCTCTGATTGTCTACCAAAAAATGTTCTCTATGACCCACAACGATCTTCATACAAACAATATTATGTATGTATCTACCGATGAACCATACCTGTATTACCAATACGAAGGCAATATATACAAGGTGCCGACCTACGGCAAAATCTACAAAATCATCGATTTCGGACGCGCGATTTACAAATACCGAGGCAAAGTATTCTGTAGCGACAGTTTTGCCCAAGACGGGGATGCATCGACACAATACAATTGCGAACCCTTTTTCAATAAAAAGAAACCGCGGTTAGATCCCAATATGAGTTTTGATTTGTGCCGTTTGGGATGTTCCATTTACGATTTCTTGATACGCGAGGATGGTCGTCCTACAGATGATTTGCAGGAGACTATTTTGCGATGGTGCGAGGATGACAATGGGAAAAATGTCCTGTATAAAAAGACGGGGGAGGAACGGTATCCCAATTTCAAATTGTACAAAATGATTGCCCGGACGGTCCACCGGCATACACCGGAGGCACAATTGGCGTTCCCCTATTTTGCGCAGTTTCAAACACGGGTAGTGGATGCCGATGCCGAGATTTTGGATATTGACGCGTTGCCGAGTTATGCAAACAATAACACAAATAACGATTGAATCGCGGTGGGAATGGGTGCGGGGTATCCTACAGGATATGTTGATGGAGGTGTTAGAAGCGTCCGCAGTGGATGCCATTGTGTCATTGGATAGATAGCATTTGTTTGTCATACAGTATAATTATTCTGTATGACATTTCGACTCAATTGAGTCGCATTATTTCAAAAAGGACGTTAGAACCCAGGTACGTCCGTAAATACTTGTGTCGCCGCTGCATTGAGCGTTTTACTTTCTGTAACAATATTGAAAAACTCTTGGACAGACCCGCCAAACAGCGAGAATACATATGCGCCTACGAATGACGCGACGAAAACCATTAAGGCATCGCGTATGACGTTTTTAAGCGGTTTCATCTGTTTGTCTAAATATTTCATTTCCAGGAATTTGAAAAGGGAAAATATGGACGTAGCAATAATTGCGGGGATCAAAAATTGTTCCATTGTAGGGTGGTGTGTGGGTGTATAATAATATTATAATGCGATTATTGTATGTGTTTTTTTACGCACCTGAAATGTCCTATAGAACCATAATATCGCCCAACAAATCTTCTTTTGACCCATCGCCCGCCGATAAATCCATAATTCCGAGACTACTTAAATCGATCGAATCGGTGTGTATTTGTATGCGATCCTCGTCCAACTCTTCTTCCTCCAATTTTCTCTGAATTGCACGCGCCGTACTGATTTCTTCCAGTCGCTCAATCGATTTGGGCGCGACCACTTCCTCCACTTTGTCATCGCCATTCAAAACACGGTCGATATCATTGAATGTTAAACGCGTTACAACGGGTTCATTATCCAGATTCTGTATGACTGGCACCGTTTCCGGCGGTTTATCCTCGCCATATTTCTCCTGTAGGTCCAACAGGGTATTCTCTTCCGCCTGCGGCGGAGCCGCGGCATCGCTCGACCCCGCACCTGATCCCGACCCCGACCCCGACCCCGATCCCTCACCCCCCTCCAACACCGGCGTATCCACGTGTTCATACGATACCTCC